GAAGATGGAAACGACCGAATATAACCTCGAATACCTCAAGTCAACACCGAATCCCAGTCATGAACTCGGTTCGATTGTTCGAGCTATCACTCAATTGTTAGTAAACCTAAACGAGTCAAAAGAATGAACACTTTTCTTAAAATTGTAATGTATGATCATACATAACGCATCTGCTATGTCGTGTTGACGCTCATATGGTATATCCTTTATGTATTTACTCGCGATGACTACACTTCTCTCTTTACGTTGCTCATAATCAAGATGACCCATACCAAAATGTCGATGGACACTGAGTGGTGAAACCAATATGACCTTATCCATGTAGATATAATGTAACAAACTTTCAATGTTCGTCATACCCGCAGGAGGTTGGCGTTCGAGGAGTACAACATCTGCCTCTTTAAATAGATAATCATACTCATCCAGGAATAAAGAGATGATGATCGCTGTATCATTTGATTTACCAATGTATTTGTATTCACCCAGGTCAATCTTCTTTATATAGTCAATCGTAACAGAAGGTCCATTACATGTCGCCATGACCAACCCCATGTTCGTGTAGCCGATATCGACCCCTAATAATTTCATGGCTTACTATAAAGATGAAAGTTAACTATAAGCTCATGAATTCATTAATTCTTCTGTCTATTCCAATCATCATGATATACGCTATCCTCAGGAAACCCGTAGAAGTGGAAATGCAAGTTGAAGCGTCGGCCCCAGTCCCAGTCCCATTACCGGTACAGTTTCAGAGACGGGAAATGCAGCCACAACCCCCTGAATATAGGTCTCCTCCCGTAAAAAAGTACAAACCGGGTCACTTCCAACAGGTGGGTATTTTGACAAATGAAGCGGGTGATACACTCCCCCTTTACGGTCGTGAAGTCCGTAATCGCCGCGATCGTTATCATTATCACACAACCACACAGGGTGACCAGATTTACCCCATCCCAGTGTCTATCGATGGACGCGAATGTACCGAAGATATTGGGTGTCCCGAACTATATGGTGGTGAAACCGTTAATGTATTCGGAAAGGATACACCATTCATTGTGAAAACGTATCGGACCGATGATTATTTCTAATTAAATCAAATTCACGCATCACAAGAGAGGTTCCTGTTTTTGAGAGGAACGCCTTCATTTTCAAGAGTTGTACCAATTCCTCGTCATCCAAGTGTTGCGAAAAAAGCCGCTTCGTTCGAATGTCACTGAGTTGAGTACTTTCTTTTTGTGCTTGTACATAGGGCCATGTATGTCGCCGTAATTCATCAAGTTCGCCTCGAATATTCACGAGTTCGGGTAACACGACTTCTCTTATAAGACGATTCGTCTCTTTGAGATCGTCAGTATAAGACATACTTAATAGTGTCTTATTATCTTTATTAATGATATATGGAGTACCAGGAACTGAAGAAAAGAGTGAAGTCGATTGGAGAAAGGGTCACGAAGGATGTAGGAGGTAAACGCATTCGTCTCACGAGTAACGAACTTCGTAAGAAGCTTAGACGTGACATGAAGAATAGAGTAAATAATGCTAGGGAGACGATCACTATGTGTAGGTCTATAGTAAACATGCGAGGTCCTGGCCCTCGCCCACCACCTCCACCACCTCCACCACCGATACCCCCAACTAAGGGGGGGAAACCGAATATACGTAGTCAACTCGTAGCCGAATTAAAGGCAAACCTAAAACGTCGCGGAATCAGTAAAAACTGATACCGAATTGCCGAGACATGTATTTCTTCGCCAACGGTAAAGAGGGTTGACTCCAAAGTAACCATCTCGACCAGAAGCCGGCTGTCGTGATGCCATTTCTATTCCATTTCTCTTTATCACTTCGTCTAACAGTTAACATACGTTTATGAACACTTTGGTCACCGACTGGGACATTCCCTCCATGTCGTTGAACATATAAACGCATTCGCATAGGATCCTGGTGGATCGTGTAGTCGGAATAGCCTCGACCACCAAAGTCAACTTCACGACCATCCTCGAGGATTGCCCTAAATTTCTTTTGGGGGTTGGGACTCTTGATGAGCCTGACCTTCATTACTATAATTAGACAAGTTTATTCTGCTTGAGAATGATGTACGCAAGCATGATAACTTGGACAATTTGGAACACGGTGAGACCGAATGGCATCTTGGGGACAACGAGTAGGGTCTGGACTTTCTCCTTGATATCTTGGAGCTGGTATTTTTCACGGGTATAGGACATTTATATAGTCTAAGATTTTATTTTATGCACCTGTACATGCACTGCAGTACTTTTCAACCAACTTTTTTTCCTTACCACGCTTGAGCAGGAAGACGTGATCGTACATGTGGAGAAGAGTCATGGCAGTCACGAGTAAAATAGCGGGACGACTACCTAAGTTCTTCGTAGAAATAAGGACGGCGATAAGAATAGCCGCTATAATCATCTGGGGGATAGTGAGTAACATTTATGATACTCTGAGAAATTAAATGAAATATTGCACTGTCACGAGCTATATGACCAGGGGTCCTGGTGTCGTGAGTGATAATATATGCTGTTCTGAACGAAGACTTCTTCGCACGCTGTATATGAGGTGTATGAAAAGTGGTAAAAAATCACACCAATTCACTCAATGGCTTCATAGAAAATATGGTCAATTGGTGATAGAGAGAAAAACCGTTTACGGTGATGGGATATCTTTACCATGTGTATTGTGTCGGAAAACGCTCGATAAACACGGGATTAGATGGTCTGCTCACGATGGTGATAAATGGGTAGATAGCGGTCTATGTATCCCCATCGCATCTCGGTCTACAAATAAACAAAAAAGAGTTTTAGGATTTAAATATTAATCGAGATGTTTTCTACACACAGCCTTATACATATCACTCCCCCCAATTAGTTCTAACTTAAGATCTGGTACAATGCGTTTCGTAAACGGCCCCGCTGTACCATTATTACAATCCATACAAAGGGCTGAAAGTTTAGTGACTTCACATGCGAGTGGGATACAGTCCAAAATTTCCCCAAATTTCCGTTGAAAAGAATCTGCATCCAAACCTGTTATAATGATGTCTTTCTTTTCAGAGAGACAATACTCCACAAACTTTTTAAGTCTAGGAAAGAATTGCCCCTCGTCAATGGCTACAATATCTGCACATTGAAAAGAATCTCTATCGGTAAGACTGAAAAGATCATGCACTTTATAACACTCGAATTTTACATTATCATGTGTCTTTAGAACTTCATCAGGAGACCGCGTATCTTTCGCCGAATTTACCACGATGATTTTCTTATTGGTAACTTTCAGACGCTTAAGTCGTCTTATCAGTTCAGATGTTTTACCTGAAAACATATTTCCCATAATAATAGAAAGACTCATCACTTCTTACATATTATAATATTGTATTTTTTATATGGGTTCTGGTATCCATACCGCAACCGTTATGGGGCACAAGGGGTATTATAACCCAAGGACTGGTCGCGTCAAATTCGATGGCTGTATATACTCCAATATACAAGTAGCGATGAAATATCTGAAGATCAAATAACTTCAACATATACCGGACGTTCAGTACCTATTAACGCTAGACCGACTTGTAATACTCTTCTAGTAAAGTGTGATCGTACTTCAATAGTACTGTCTTCGATATATTTTTGTGAGTTCGGTCTATGACGATCAAGAACCTTCTTCATAGATAGAACCCGACCAAGAGAAACACGTCTACACGCTGTCGCATTGATTCTCAGTTTCACCGTCTCTTCCTGACACCATATACTAGTAAACATACTATCTAGACGTTCCGGTGTTGTGTTATCTGTTATATCAAGTTTGCACGTTCGCATCCTGTTCTTTCTTTATTTTTTTTAATCGCTTGAGTTGACGTGAAAAATCAACGAGACCAAAGACTGCTATACCACCACAAAACACAGTCGCTTTAATACCCATATCCATATGTTAAAGTGGAATAAATTATTTATCAATAATAAGATGCCTCTCACCGATGCGGAAATTACCAAGAAGGTTGGGGAGCTGCGTAAATCTGAAGGTAAGATCTATGCACCCCTCAAATATTTCAGGGGACTCACCACTCCCATGGGTGTTGAGACCCGCTACAAGAAGATGCTCAGGAAAGACTACTCAAACTTCAAGACAGACGAAGGACAAAAGACTAAGACTTCCTCCTACACCCAAAAATTCAGGAAAAAGTATGGACCAGAGGTTAGGTCCCTACCCGAAATTGCTAAGGCTACTAAGATTCCTCTAAAGACTGTCCGGGCCATCTACAATAGGGGACTCGCTGCGTGGAGAACCGGGCATCGTCCGGGTGCTTCTCCA